AAGAAGCAGAGTTTATAGGACGTAATCCCTATAATGGTTATTATGGAGTTAAGTTAGAAGATGGATTGGTAATGTGGCTTGAGAGAAAGCGAATAGCTTGGATTGATGAGGATTCTCAACCAGTTTTAAAAGAGTTAGAACAATGACAGTGGAACAATTGATTGAACAGCTTTCTAAACATCCAAAGGATTTACTAGTAGTTGTATCTGCTAGTGAAGATAGTTCTACTCCAATGGTATTTAAAAGAAAGTATAATTTTAGCAGTATGATATGGGAAAGTTCTAAAGCAAAGTTTATCAATATACCTGCTAATACTGAATTTATAGAACTTTAGAAAAATGAATAGAGAACAGTACGTCCAATTTGCTAAGTCCAAACTAGTAGAGTATAAGCTACAGGACTGGCATATCAGACTGAATCCTAATCCTGATGCGCGCTATGTCGGGCTATGCTCTTATAAGGATAAAACCATCATCCTTAACGCGCATCATTGTGATATCCATCCCGAGCCAGAAGTAATCAATACTATTCTACATGAAATAGCTCATGCTCTCTGTCCCGGGATGGGACATAATGGAATTTGGGAGAATAAAGCTAGGGAACTAGGGTGTGATAATACTCTACCCTGTCTAACTTATGGCCTTCCCCCAGCTATCATAGATGCAATTCGCTCCGGAGCTAACGTAGAGGTAGATTGGCAAGAACAGGTAATCCGTACTCCTAAGTATACAGTAACTCAGATAGCAGAACGCTGCCCTGAGTGCGGTAAGGTAGCAAAAGAAAAGAATTCATTCCAGATTAAAGATAAAGAAGGTAATGATTGTAAATTTACCATTCTGGAATGCCAACATATTATCAAGAAGATTATTCCACGCGCGACTGCTTTCGATACTCTCATTAGAAACGGCTGGCGGGATGAGATTAAAGCCTGTAAGCATGATTTTAGTAAGGGTGTGCAGTCTAATCAGTGTAGTAAGTGTGGTGAGTTTAAACTCTTTAAGTTTCAAGTAGACGGGTGTCGGTTCGCTGAACAAGCCCTTGCAATGAATAAGGGGGTATTGATAGCGGACCAGATGGGATTAGGTAAGACTGTTCAAGGATTGGGAGTACTTAACTTTCATCCTGAGCTATTCCCTGCATTATTTGTTGTTAAGTCTGGACTAAAGTATCAGTTCAGTCGTGAAATTCTCGCATGGTTGGGAATGATTAGTCAAATTATTGAGACTGGTCAGCACTATATATTTCCCAATCTGAAGTGTTATATTATTTCCTACGATTTAATTAGGAGACTGGATGTTAGAGCTAAGACAGCAATTGAGAATATTGGAATTAAAACTGTTATTCTAGATGAGTGTCAGCAGATTAAGAATCCAGATAGTAGCAGGACTCATGGTGTTAGAAGACTAGCTAAGGATGCTAAGGTAATAGCTCTGTCTGGTACACCTTGGAAGAATCGTGGTAGTGAATTCTTTCCAGTATTAAATATGCTGGACCCTGTTAAGTTTCATTCTCACGTAGCTTTTCTTAATAGATGGGTAGACTTCTATTACGAAGGTCCAAAACGTAAAGAAGGTGGATTGAGAGATATTCCTGAGTTTAAGGAATATACTAAAGAACTGGTGATTCGTCGAGAACGTAAAGATGTAATGAGTGAGATTCCCCCTACTACTAGGGTGAAGCTACACTTTCAATTAGATGAACTAGAACAGCAGACATATGATGATGAAGTAAGTGACTTCGTTAAGTGGTATAACGAATTCGTAATGTCTGGTGAAGAAGATTCTATTGATGGACTAGAACTACTCGCTAAGATGAGTAGGCTTCGTCACATTGTAGGATTAGCTAAGATTCCAGCTACTCTAGGATATGTAGAGGAATACGTTGAAGATGAGGATGATAAGTTAGTTATCTTCGCCCATCATATCGACGTACAGTCTATCATATATGATAAGTTGAAAGAGACTTATAGAGATAGACCTGTATACTGGCTAAAAGGGGGAATGGACCCAGCCGCGCGCGATTCTATTCAGCAGAATTTCAATAAATCGCGCAATGCACTATTAGTAGCCAGTCAGTTAGCAGCGGGAGAGGGATTAAATCTCCAAACTTGTCATACATGCGTAATGCATGAAAGACAATGGAATCCAGGTAATGAGGAACAGGCTGAAGATAGATTCGCTCGTATCGGTCAGGAATCTAATGCAATTGTAGCAAATTATACTGAAGCAGCAGAAACAATTGATAGTATGTTTGATGCTATCATTGAGCAGAAGCGTAGGAATTATCATAACGCTATGAATAAAGGCGAGATGATGCAGTGGTCTGAAGCAAGTATTGGTAAGGAACTAGCTCAGAAGATTGTGGAGAAGTTCAATAAGGATAGAAGCAAGAAGCAGAATCTTACTTCTAAGGTTAGGATTAAGAAATGACTAGAATAATCTTTAAACTATCAGATACTAGTAAATGGCCTATTGATGGAGATATTTATAAATTTAAGATAGTTAGAACAGAAACTATCATGGAAAATTATGATACTGTTTTAATTATGTATATTGAGTTGATTTTAGATTAGAAAAATGAGAGAACTCAAATTCGTACACCACATCAATGATAGAGTTGTGGTGTACGAATATACCGATGGGACATTTAAGACCCTAGGGTATATAGTTAAGACTAGGACTCAAGGTTGGATATTTCAGCCGAAACGTGAGCATGGAAAGTATACTAAGTATATAAACCTGAAACTTAATGAGCTAAACAATGTTCAGACAAAAGCCAATTAAAGGCGGTAGAATAGCAACTAGTAGTTGTTATATGAAAAAGATTAGAGAAGAGCTTGATAGGGATGCTAGGAGATTCAATGTATCCAGAAGCTTCGTTCAAGCTACTATAATGGCACATCATTATAATATTAATGAGCAGGAAGATTATAAAGTTGTGAGTCGGAGGAAGAAGTGAGCAAGAAAAACATCGTCCTAGACGCTACGCTCTTATCATCTCTTATGTCATGCGGACGCTTGACCGATTTTAGGTTTAATCACCTTTATATTACACAAGGTGGCAAGTCTAATTCACTTGAAGCAGGTAGTATCGTACACACTGGATTAGAGCAATATTATAAAAAGCGTACTGAAGGAATTAACCACGTATCAGCACTGTCCTTCGGTATGGCCAGCGCGGAATTATATGTTAAGGGTTGTCAGTACTGTACTAATTTTGAACCTAAAGAAATTCATCATCCTCAATGTCCTTGGGCTACGGTAGATATTGAGAGACTTCGTTCAGTATGTGGTTGCCCTCCAGGATTTCCACAGATAAGTAAGCCCCCATGCGGACATAAAGTAGATGAATATCCAGGAGTTCAGAATACCCCAATGGATAATACATCTAATCCTTCCCGTATCGGATGGAGATGGGCTTTAGAAACTCTTGAACAGTACTTCGAGTACTATAAACACGATATTTGGACTCCCCTTGAGGTAGAGAAGGTTCTATCTAAGATTCTCTATGAGGATGAGAATATCAGAGTACTGTGGAAAGCTAAGTTAGACCTTGTTATGGATACTGGGATGGGAATTTTTCCAGTAGACCATAAGACTATGAAACAGCGTCGAGATATTATCGACCTTAATAATCAGTTTATTGGTCAGTGTCTCATGCTAGAAAAGCGTGGCATGTGGATTAATAAAGTAGGATTTCAGACTACACTTAAGCCTGAGGAGAAGTTTACTAGGACTCAGGTAAACTATACTGCTGATAGACTCCTTGAATGGCAATCTGAGATTCTTCCATACTGGGCTTATCAGTTGGACTCTTATAATGAAACAGGCTACTGGCCTCCTAATTTCAACAATTGTGAGAACAAGTATGGGGGTTGTGTCTATCAAAATGTTTGTCAAGCTAACAGGTCCATGCGCGAGGAAACATTCCGACTCTATTTCATGAAAGGGAAGGAGTGGAATCCTACTAATGAGGAAGATTGATGAGTTTATTGAGGAAATAAAGAAATTATACGATAAGTATGGTAATGAAATAGATATGACTATAGTAGCAGGTGAGCGGGATAATAATGGGAAATTCATTATCAGTTCGGCCTGCGCTGTTTGTGATGCTGAAGTAGTTCTAGAGGAGCATCAAACAGGTAGATTAAAACATTTTAAAGATGAATTAGGTTCCCCAGAAGAAAAGCGAGTACTTCACTAATGGCTAAGAAGTCTAAGCACTTGCATCGTTATAAGAGAGACGTATTAGGTAGGGCATACGTTATCTATAAGTGTACCCTACCCGGCTGTACCCACTACATTCCTGAGAATCTATTACCTAATAGAGTAGCGATGTGTGGGAACTGTGAGGAGACTATTGTAATAGATAAGATTAGAGCTAGACAGGCTGTACCAAGGTGTGACAATTGTACTAAGCTACAGGTGGATGATATTACTTTAGATATTGCTAAGGTATTGGAGGAGAGATGACTGTAAAGGAAATGAAAGAATTTCTCGAAACATATCCTGATGATACGCGAATCATTGACCAAGAATCAGGTGATGATATTGAAATTGAACTGGGCGCGGATGATGATAATGTTCCAGTTCTAGAGATTGTATTGGTAAACTAATTATGCCAAACATGGAGTTCGCTAACCCCGAAATAATTTATGCAATGTTTAAGGGGGAGCCGGGAACTCGTAAATCTACAGCAGCACTGAGCTTTCCAACACCTCAGTATTGGTTTAGTTATGACCAAAAGATGCAAGGTCTAATTATTCCAATGCGTAACTGGGGTATTGACCCAAAATTAATCGACTATGATGATTATAAGGATTGGAATGCTGCTAGGGCTAAACTGGAAAAATTTCAAACGGAATGTAAGTATAAGACTATCGTTATAGACTCTCTGACATCTCTTGCTGACATGACACTTCGTCAGACTATTACCTCTAAACGTGGAACTACACGTGGAAGCGGCCAGCAAGCTGGTAAGCAAATTTCTGGTATTCAAGTAAATGAATTAGAAGATTATAATGCTGAGATGGCGGCGCTTCAGGAGATGATTGCATTAACTAAGGATATTAATACATATCATAAATGTAATGTCATCTTAATCGCCCATGTCGCGCAAGTTGAATATAGAAACGTAGTGACTAATCAGACTCACGTTTCTAGACAAATAGTTACAGCTGCAAAAAAGACAGCAGCGAAGATTCCAGGTTATTGTACTGAAGTTTACCACTTCAATATTGAAAATTCTATTGATGTTTCTCAAGGAGGAAAGTATGCGCTTCTAACACAGCACACAGGAGATGACTTTGCGCGCACTGCTCTACCACTACCGGAGAAGATTGTATTTCAGAATGACCAATTGTATTCTAAATACATTCGTCCGGCAATAGACAAACTAAAAAACAAAACCTCAATCACTCCCTAAGGACCAAAAAACATGGCTACACCTATTACATTCAGCAACTCGGACATGCTTCGTGATAAGCTGGTTGACCCGGGTTGGTATGATGTGCTGATTAACGATGTTATCGAAGCTCCGTCTAAGGATGGGGGTAGCACTAATTGGAAGATGGAAGCTACCATTATTAAGAATGGTGATGGTAATGAGGAATTTGCAGGAGTTCCGCTGATTTGGAATTTCAATAGCAAGGCTATTAGCTTCGCTATTGGATTCTTGCAGGCTCTTGGTGTGAATGTGGAACCTGATAAGCGTTATGACTTGGCACAGGCTAAGGGACAGCGTGTACAGGTTTGGGTTATCCGTGGAGAATTTGACGGACGTCCCAAGAATCAGGTTCAGCATAGCTATAAGCCTGCTGTAGTGTAGTTAGTCTGGCTGGATACTACCGAACTAAGGTGAATATCATACACGAATAAGGTAGGCTCTTTCTGTTGGAGCAGCGATGTCCAGCCCTTTTTATGAAAGGATTCATCTAACCAAACCGGACAAGTACCCTGTTCATAATTCTCGCATGGGGATTACTCTAGAATATACCACTAGAGGTTAGAACATAGTGCC